GTGGCACTTGGTGGCATCCATCCCCGAATCCCTTTATTACAAGATGAAGGCCGAGGGCAAGATCGATGACCAGGAGTACATGAAAAAATGGCTCAACGACTCCGACAATCAATTTTTTAGAACTCGCCCTGGGAAAGTATGAACTACATTGCTGTATGCACACCGGCCCGTGATCAGGTCCACACCAACTACACCTATTGCATGGTGAATATGGTGGCCTATCACACACTCAACACGACAGACGCAATCAGTCTGAAATTGATGCAAGGCACAATTATCCAAAACCAAAGGGCTGACCTTTGCTTGGATGCCATGGCCGAAGGCTGCACCCATATCCTTTTCATTGACTCGGACATGACATTTCCACAGGATATGGTCCAGCGGCTGCTGAAACACGACAAAGAGATTGTGGCTGCCAACTGTGCCAGAAGAAGAATGCCCACTGGACCAACCGCCCAGAACTATGACGAGAATGGCAAGCGCCAGGCGGTCTACACCATGCCAGAATCCACTGGATTGGAAGAGGTGGGAAGCATTGGCACTGGCATAATGCTGATCAAGCGCGAGGTGTTTGAGGGCATGAGTGAGCCATGGTTTGATATGCCGTGGCAGACCACCAGAGGCTACATGGGTGAAGATGTGTTCTTTTGTAAGAAAGCTCAAGAGCTGGGTTACAAGGTTTACATCGACCATGACGTTTCAAAAGAAATTGGCCACATTGGCACGTTTGAATTTCGCCATGAACACACTTGGATTGTGAAAGAAGAGATGGATAAAGAGGCCCAATAATGGCACTGACTACATACGCAGAACTGAAGACATCCATTGGTGACTGGCTTAACCGAGCCGACCTGACTTCTGTCATTCCTGACTTTATCTCTCTGGCCGAGGCACAAGTGGAGCGAACACTGCGCACAAGACAGATGATCGTCAGGGCCAATGCGTCTTTTGATGCGCAATATGGTGCTGTGCCTGCTGACTTCTTAGAGACTAAATCTTTGAAGCTCACAAGCACAAACCCCCAGACACCATTGCAGTTTTTAAGCATTGATGCCTTGGACAATGAGATGACCAAGTACACGGCCAGTGGCAAGCCCAAATTCTTTGGCATTGTTGGTGGCCAATTTCGCATTGTCCCAACACCAGACGCAAATTACACGACCGAGCTGACCTATTACGCAAAGTTAGCAAAGTTATCAAATGCCAATACTACAAATTGGCTTTTGACATCAAACCCCGACATTTATCTGTATGGGTCATTGCTCCAGGCTGCACCATACTTGCAAGATGATGCGAGAATCCAGACATGGGCAACACTCTATGAGCGAGCCTTGAATGATTCACAAACTGCCGATGATCGCAGCGCATCTTCTGGTGGTGCATTGCTTACCCGTGCAAAGACTTTTGGATAAGGACTGATATGTCATCTTTTACCGACTACACCGAAAACCTAGTTTTAACGTACTTGCTGACCACTGGCTCGGTCACACGCCCCACTGCTTGGTATGTTGGCCTTTTCACGGCTGCACCGAGCGACACTGGTGGCGGCACTGAAGTGTCTGGCAGCGCCTATGCTCGCGTGGTGACTGGCACTATCACTGTCTCTGGCACAAGCCCCACAAACGCAACAAACGCAGCGGCCATCGAATTTGCGGCTGCAAGCGGTGGAAACTGGGGATCAATTGGCTGGGCTGGCATCTTTGATGCAAGCACTGGTGGCAATCTTTTAGCCTGGGCAGCGCTGACCACAGCTCGCACCATCAATGATGGCGATGTGCTGCGCATCCCAGCTGGCGACCTTGATGTCACATTGACATGACATGGCAGCATACGGCTCTGGCCCATATGGACAAGGGAAGTATTCCTATGGCGTAAGCCTTGGGGCGGTTACTTTCGCGGCCACCAGCACGGCTGCAATCAATGGTCAACGCGTCTGCACAGGCGCGTTTTCTGTTTCAGCTTCTAGCACAGAGACTGTCTCGGCCAATGTCGTCAAGACGGCATCATTTGCGGTTTCAGCGTCTAGCAGTGCGACAGCTGCTGCGCAAAGGGTGGCCAATGCCTCGGCCACGGCCTCTAGCACCAGCTCCATGGCCGCAAATGCGGTGCGGTATGCCATAGGTGCATCGACCTTTGCTGCAAGCTCTAGCGCCAGCTTTGCGGCCACCAGAGTGGCCATTGGTGCATTTGCCTCGGTCGATACAAGCACCATGTCTGTGGCGGCTGTCAGGGTCCCATTAGTTCAAATTCTGATTCAAGACTTTGCCACGATGACTGTGGCCACCAGGGTGGTATTGCGCGCATCAGTGCTAATGGCAGCCCAGTCTGCCATGACAGTCAATAGCACGCGCACACAAACCAGTGCCATCAATTTCACTTGCCAGTCATCTATGACTGTCGCTGGCAATCTAAAATGGGTCCCTGAGTCTGACACGGCAGAAACTTGGAATGCAATTTCTGACAATTCAGAGACTTGGACACCGATCACAGACACATCAGAAACATGGACCGCAATCTCTGACAGCAGTGAATCTTGGGCTGCAATTGCGGATAATAGCGAAACTTGGCAAATAGCCGCATAGGGGTAGAAAATGGCAGATACAACCACAACGAATCTATTGTTGACCAAACCAGAAGTCGGTGCATCCACTGACACCTGGGGAACGAAGATCAACACCGATTTGGATTCAATTGACGCATTGTTTGATGCAGGCCCAGTGTTGAAGGTCGCAAAGGGTGGCACGGGTATTTCAAGTTTTGGAACAGGGATTGCCACATTCTTGGGAACACCAAGCAGCGCAAACTTACGTTCTGCCTTAACTGATGAAACAGGAACAGGCTCTGCTGTCTTTGCGACTTCACCAACTTTGGTGACTCCGATTCTTGGAACACCAACTTCAGCGACATTGACCAATGCAACTGGACTGCCTTTATCAACAGGCGTAACAGGCAACTTACCAGTTACAAACCTAAACTCAGGAACTTCTGCTAGTTCGTCAACATTCTGGCGTGGTGATGGTACTTGGGCATCTGCTGGCGGTTCTGCTGCTACGCCTACTGCATTGGGTACTGTGTATGGAATTACACCTGCGGGAACTGCTGCTGTTGCATTGGGTTATCAGGCCGCAACTACCACTACTTCTGCAACTGGTGTAACTGCTATTGGTTACCAAGCATTGACTTTAAATACAGCATCTAACAACACTGCCGTAGGTTATGCGGCATTAGATGCAAATACAACGGGTGTTGAAAATACCGCTGTTGGTTTTAATGCGTTAGGGGCTACCAATACGGGGCAATATGATGTAGCTGTTGGAGCATATGCACTTGCACTTAACACCACAGGAAGTAACAATGTTGGGGTTGGCTATGGCGCACTTGTTGGCAATACCACAGCATCAAATAATACTGCCACTGGTCATTATGCCCTTCAAGCCAATACAACAGGCGCAACTAATACGGCTGTTGGCTCTCAATCCCTCTACACAAACACCACATCATCTTTCAACACCGCTGTAGGTTTTCAATCGGTTTATAGTTTAAGTGGCTCAAATGGATATACAACTGCAATAGGTTATCAATCACTTTATACGCAATCAACGGGATACAGCAATACTGCCGTTGGGTATCAATCTGGTTATCTAATGACTACTGGAATTCAGAATTCTATGGTTGGTCTTGAATCATTAAGAGCCAACACAACGGGCAGTTACAATTCCGCTTTCGGAACGTATGCACTTAACGCCAACACTTCGGGCGAAGGCATTACCTCTGTGGGTTATAAAGCACTTTATTCAACTACTACTGCTAATAACAGCACAGCCGTTGGCTATCAAGCACTTACTAATGCAACTGGAAATCAACAATGTGCAGTAGGTCATAATTCTGGAAGTTCAATAACTACTGGCGCTAGAAATACGTCTTTAGGTGCTGCTGCAAATGGCAACGGAACAACTGGAGACGATAACATTTGCATCGGTTATGCAACAAATCTTGGTGGTGCTGGGGATGCAAATGAAATTGTAATTGGAACGGCTGGCGGTTCAACTCTTACTGGTAAAGGTACTTCTACTGGATTTATTTCTCCAGGTGGTGGTGGTGTTTATCAAGGTAACAACTCATCTTCATGGTCAACCACATCAGACCAACGCCTTAAGAAAAACATTGTTGACAATACAGTTGGCTTAAGTGCAATCAACTCTATTCGTGTACGCAACTTTGAGTATCGTGTTGAAGATGAGATTACAGAATTGCCAACTCATGCGGCAATTAAAAAGTCTGGTGTTCAACTTGGTGTGATTGCTCAAGAATTACAAACAGTTTTGCCTGAGTGCGTAAAGCAAGAATCTACAGGCGTTCTGTCTGTGGACACCGACAATCTGACTTGGTACATGATAAATGCCATCAAAGAACTCAAAGCAGAGTTTGACGCATACAAAGCATCACATCCATAAGGACTAATATGATTGATACACAAACCCCAGAACAAATTGCACAGCACTATTCTGCCGCAATGGATAGCGTAAACCTCATCAATGGTGGCAAGCCAGCTAACATGACTGATGCTGATTGGGCTGATTGCCTATCACGCAACAAAGAACATTTGAAAATCATGTTGGCTAAAGACTATTGGACAACTGAAGACCTTGCACCATTGCAAGCTGCTTCTGTCTAATCATGGAAAACGAAGTCACCCATAAGCAAATCTACGACAGGCTCATGGCTGTTGAAACCAAGGTAGATAGCATAGACCAGAACACAAAAGGTCTTGTGGAGGCTATGAAGGCTCTTGATGGGGCTTTTAAAGTGCTTGGATGGATTGCTTCAGCAGCAAAGCCTATTCTGTGGGTGGCGGGTTTAATCATGGCAGCTGGTGCTGTCTGGCAGACATGGATTAAAAAATGAAAGACTGGGCCGTGGCATTCATTGCTGCGGCTCTTTTGACGGCCACTATTGCCTGGTGCATTTTTGTCATCATTTTGATGTGGCCATGATCTATGCTCTGGTGCTATTAGCAGCAGCTGCCGAATATCGATGCACCAGGTGGACATGGACCGGTGATGTCTACAATCGGAAGGTTGTTTGTCTCAAGTGGGAGAAGAGAAAATGATCGATCCAATCACGGCCCTGGCAGGGATACAAAGCGCCATTAGCATGGTCAAGAAGGCAGCAAATGTTGCCAATGACCTAAGCTCACTCGCGCCCATGATTGGCAAACTTTTTGATGCCAAGTCAACTGCCACCAAGGCCATGCTTCAAGCCAAGCAGTCTGGCAAAGGCTCAAACATGGGAACGGCCTTGCAGATCGAGATGGCCCTGGAGCAGGCCAGAGCATTTGAGGAAGAGCTAAAAATGCTCTTCATGCAGACTGGCAAGATTGACGTATGGCAGAAGATTAAAGCGCGCCAGGCTGAAATGGACCTTGCTGATGCCAAAGAAATAAGTGCATTGAAAGCAGCAGAAAAAAAGCAAAAACAAAAAGAGCAGGAACAACTGGAAATAGGTCTGGCCATTGGCGGCATATTTTTTGTCTTGTTTTTGGTGTTTGTCGGTGTCAATGAATTGATGGAATTCTGTGCAGCCACCAGAAGGTGCGGTCGGTGAATGAGTACCAGAAGACCTTTGACCTATGCCTCAAGATATTCGTTTATGGATGCGTGGCTTTATATGCGCTTGGTTTTCTAAAGTTTTTGCCAGATGATCTGTCTGACAGAATTGTCAATCTGTTACTTGGAAGGATTGGTTTAGGTAAATGAGATATTTATTGCTTCTTTTACTGCTGACTGGCTGCGAAGAGAATTATCGATATAAGTGCCAGAATCCTGACAACTTTCATGCTTTAGAGTGCCAGAAACCTAGATGTCTATTTACCCAGACTTGTCCAGAGTATTTAGTCGCACCAATTTTGGAGAAAAAGATTGAAGAAGTTAAACCTAACAACTGAAGAAATCGAGGTCAGGGTCTGGAGCATTGTGGTGCTTGCTGTCACCTTGATTCTTTTCTTTATCGTGATTTCTCTTTTGTACTCAGTGACCTTTGTCACCCAGCCCATCAAATCAATGGCCCCCATTGACCAGGCATATACAAAGATGCTGAACGATATCGTTCTATTGATTGTGGGTGGCATTGGCGGTGTTATTGGCAAACGGGCAATGACTTCTAGGCAGCAGCCACCACCCATGGGCCAGCCAATGTGCCAGCCCATGCAAGGCCAATATGGATACAGCAACAATCACGGCTTTAATGCCACCACCAATGGCATACCAAGCCAGCCATTTGGCGCTATGCCCAAGTGGACCAATCCAGAATTAGACGAGTCTTGGACCCCTGGTCCACCACCAGACACGCCACCGGACCATCTTGAAGATGACCAAGAACGCGAACAGCTGGCACAGGCCAGACGGGAGTCTGAATAATGTTTGGCATACCCATACCATATTTGATATTGGCAATCGGCATTGCCTTGTTTGGTTCTTACCGAGGTGGCTATCACTTTGGCTGGGAAGACAGGGACAATGACATGAAACTGGCCATTGCTAAAAAGAATGATGAAGCCCGTGAACTTGAAAAAAACATGACTTCTAAACTGTCAGACCAAGAAACCAAATTAAGAAAGGCCCAAGATGATGTCAAGAAAAAACAGTCTGCTATGCATGAGCTTGCTCACACTGGTCGGCTGCGCCTCCCAGCCCCAAGTTGTCCACAAGCCAGCACAAGTGCCGCCATTGCCACAGGAAATAGCAACACCGATGCAAGCGAATCTGAGCGACAGACTATTGCAGCTCTTATCGACATCGCAGCCGATGGAGACAAAGCCATTGTCAAACTCAACGCCTGCATCAACGCCTATAACGAAGTGAGGGTTTTAGTCAATGGTCAATAGTCAGCAGCTCCAACAACTGCACATTGGTCCAGAGTGGGTCGATGCGCTTAATGAAACTTTCCAGCGCTTTGACATTTCAACGCCACTACGCCAGGCTGCATTCATTGGCCAGTGTGGCCATGAGTGTGGCAATTTCAGAATCTTGGAAGAGAACTTGAATTACAGGGCTGAAGCCCTGCAAAAGCTCTGGCCCAAGCGCTTTGACGCGGCCAAGGCCCAAGCCTGCGCTAGAAACCCCAAGCTCATTGCCAACACTGTTTACAGCAACCGAATGGGCAATCGAGATGAGGCCAGTGGTGATGGGTATCGTTTCCGAGGCCGTGGGTGCATTCAATTGACAGGCTCTGCCAACTACCACCACGCTGGCCAAGCGCTTGGCGTGGACTTGATCATGCAGCCAGAGCTGGTGGCCACGCCCCAGTATGCGGCATTGACTGCTGGGTGGTTTTGGAACACCCACAAGCTCAACCAGTATGCGGACAGTCAAGACTATAAGACCATGACCAAGAAGATCAATGGCGGGTTTATTGGGCTAGATGACAGGATTAAGCATATCAATGAAGCACTTTCAGTGCTTACTTAAATTAAATTGACATAAAAGTCATATAAGGTGTTGATATGTCAAACATTCCTACACCAGAAGACTCAGCGCTATTTGCACAAAGTGTGCGGAAGTGGCAGCAAGTGCTTAATCTTGGCGACTGGCGCATCGAGAGGGGATCGAAGCCTGCAAAGAATGCCATGGCTTCAGTGGAATTCAATGAAGGGGCCAGACTGGCCACATATCGTTTGGGTGATTTTGGTGCTGAAAAGATCACCCCAGAATCTTTAGACCAGACGGCCCTGCATGAATTGCTTCATGTCTTTTTGCATGACCTTATGACAGTGGCCCAAGACCCTAAATCCTCTATTGAATTAGTGGAAAAAGAGGAACACCGCGTGGTCAATCTGCTAGAAAAATTACTCTCTAAGGATTCCAATGGGCGCTCATAACGAAACTTGCACAGACATGGAATTTATCCAACTGTGGGGTGAACTTCAATCTGCACAAAAAATGGCAGATCATCTTGGAATCAATACCAGAGCCGTTCATTTGCGCAGAAGATGGATTGAAGAGCATTACAAAATGACCCTCAATGCAAAAGACCATAGAGGTGATTTGTATAACAAAAGCAGGCCCAAGTCATTCAGTCCATTAAAGCAAGTTGAACTTGGCATTTTGGATGGCCCGATTGTGGTGTTCTCAGATGCCCACTTCATACCTGGTCAACGCACAACAGCGTTTAAAGGGCTTCTATGGGCTATCCAAGAGTTCAAGCCCAAGGCAGTGATATGTAACGGAGATGCGTTTGATGGTGCGTCTATAAGCCGACATGACGTAACTGAGCAACCAGCGACTACTGTCATTCAAGAATTAAAAGCCTGTCAGGGTGCATTGGGTGAGATAGAAGAAGTTGCTAAAGCTGCTAGACACAATGTAAAGCTACTGTGGACATGGGGTAATCATGACGTACGCTTTGGCAATCGTTTAGCGCAACACGCACCACAGTTTAAAGAAGTATTAGGCTTTAAGCTGACAGACCACTTCTTAGATTGGGAGTTCTGTTGGGCGGTATGGCCTACCGAGGATGTGATTGTCAAACATCGTTACAAGAATGGAATTCACGCAACGCACACATCGACCCTAAATGCGGGTGTCTCAACTATCTGTGGGCATCTACACGCCCTCAAAGTCACGCCATTCCAAGATTTGCGAGGAAACAGGTTCGGGGTCGATTGCGGAACATTAGCTGAAATTGACGGTCCTCAATTCACCTATGCTGAATTAAATCCAAGCAATCACAGATCAGGCTTTGCGGTGCTGAACTTCTTTAATGGAAGACTATTGTGGCCAGAGCTGGTTCATAAATTTGATGAGGGGTTGATCGAGTTCAGGGGTGAGGTCATCGATGTAGGTGCATTTTGAGCGCCTGGCTAATTATTCTGACTGGCGCAATCTATGCCTACATTGCTGCCGAACAACTCTATAGAGGCAATCCATCTATGGCAGTGGTCTATGCCGGCTATGCTTTCTCAAATGTGGGGCTGTACTTGATGGCCAAGTAAGCCCCATCAATAGTCAAACTTCTGTGGTTTCTTCTTCTTCAGTGTCTTCATCTTCAAAGTCTTCATCATCAGGCTCAACGGCAACATAGTCGACTGCCCAGCCGTGCAAATCTTGAAATTCTATAAAAGTTTTGATAATTTCAATTTTCTCGAAATCGTTAGTGGTAATCACAATGCTTTCTGGCTGAATCCAGCCGAATTCCATTTCAAATTTCATGACATTCCCCAGTTAAAACAGCCAATTGCTGCAAAATTATCGTAGTCCGATTTTGTGTCAATGAAAAGTCTTATCCATTGGGTGCTGTTTAGGGCAAAATCAAGCCATGGCCAATGTCAAGCAACAATTAGATTCACCATCTATACCGAGTCTGGGTTTCCCGCCAGAGGGGTATGAGCGCAGGCACTTTAATGAGAACTATGGTGCTTTAAACAATTACTTCAAAAAACTGACCACAGCACTTGGGTCTTTGTTTGGGCCAAGGGGTGGCAAGTTTATGAACAACCCTCATGGGGCATTTCAAGACTCAACCGACCAGGTGGCCGCCAACACCACCACGGCCTATGCGGTCACATTTAACACCACAGATTTTTCAAATGGTGTGACAATGGCCAGTGGGTCCAGAATCACTGTGGCCGATGCCGGAATCTGGAACTTGCAGTTTTCCATTCAACTAAAAAACACCACAAACGATGGTCAAGATGTGGATATCTGGTTTCGCAAAAATGGGACAAATATTGCCAATTCAAACAGTAGATTTCATCCTCCTCCAAGAAAAAGTGCTGGTGATCCAAGCCATATCATTGCTTCATTGAATTTCTTTGTTGAAATGGCTGCTAATGATTATATTGAGATTATGTGGAGAACTGAAAACACTGGTGTAAGTATTGAGCATTTTGGGACAAGCACAAGCCCAACACGCCCCGCTGTACCATCTGCCATCGTCACGATGAGTTTTGTGTCCAACTTACCAACAATATAGCCATGTATATACCACTCAAACTACCACCAGGCATTTACAGAAACGGCACTGAGTACCAGGCAGCAGGCCGCTGGTATGACGCAAACCTTGTTCGCTGGTACGAGAACACTTTACGACCCGTAGGTGGCTGGAGAAAACGAGCTGCTGGGCAAATGTCTGGAAAGTGCCGAGGGCTTATCACTTGGCGCGATAACAGCTCCAACCGATTCATTGCAGCCGGTACACATACAAAACTGTATGCCATGAATGAGGCCGGAACACTGAAAGAAATCACGCCCACTGGCTTTACAGCTGGCATTGCAGATGCAGTGTCAAAGACCGGCTATGGTTACAGCACCTATGGCTCATTTGCCTATGGTGCGGCACGGCCAGATACTGGAACAATTACCCCAGCCACCACATGGTCCATGGACACTTGGGGCGAGTATTTGGTGGCTTGCTCAAGCTCTGATGGCAAGCTCTATGAGTGGCAATTAGGCTTTACAACCCCAACACTGGCTGCGGCCATTACCAACGCGCCAACGGGCAACAAGGCACTACTGGTCACGCAAGAGCGCATTTTGTTTGCACTTGGCGCTGGTGGCAACCCAAGAAAAGTGCAGTGGTGCGACCAAGAAAACAATACCCTATGGACACCGGCAGGCGATAACCTTGCAGGCGACTATGAGCTGGCCACGCCTGGCACACTGATCGCTGGCAAACGTGTCAAAGGTGTAAACCTACTGTTTACAGATGTGGATGTCCACACGGCCCAGTATGTTGGCGCGCCATTTGTCTATGGCTTTGAAAAGGCCGGATCAGGCTGCGGCCTTATTTCAGCCCAGTCTGTGGCGGCTATTGATACAGCGGCCATTTGGATGAGCAAATCTGGCTTCTTTATTTATGATGGTTATGTCAAGCCACTGCCAAGTGATGTGTCGGATTACGTCTTTGGCAATATCAACTTTAACCAGGCATCCAAGGTCTATGCGGTCCATAACAGTCAATTTGGTGAAATCTGGTGGTATTACCCAAGCAGCCAAAGCACCGAGAATGACTCTTATGTGACTTTCAACTACCGAGAAAACCACTGGAGCATTGGCTCATTGGCCAGAACTGCTGGCTCTGATGCCGGTGTGTTCACATATCCTTTGATGGTTTCAACTGATGGTTACATATATGAGCATGAGGTCGGTTTTGCTTATGACAGTGCCAGCGTCTATGCCGAGTCTGGACCAGTCCAATTGGGTAATGGCGACAACATCATGTCTGTCAGGCAAGTTGTCCCAGATGAGCAAACACTGGGTGAGGCGGTGGTTTCATTCAAAACCCGCAATTACCCAACGGGGACACAATCCACATTTGGACCCTATACGGCAGCCAACCCGACCGATGTCCGGTTTGCCGCGCGCCAGGTCAATGTGAAGGTGACTGGTGCGGTCTTGGCCGACTGGCGCATTGGGGTGATGAGACTTGAGGCCATCCCAGCCGGTAAGCGATGAGCGACCAAGAACATTTGGAAAGACTGCGCCACCATGTGGAGGCTGCTTTAGAATACAGTGGAGGCACACACAATTTTGACGATGTCGCTGAGATGGTCGAGGATCACAGATTACAGCTGTGGCCAGCCAAGGACTCAGTGGTATTGACGGAGATCGTTGTCTATCCCAGGCTAAAGAATTTGCATTACTTCTTGGCTGGTGGCGACCTAGACGAACTCTCACGGATGCGACCATTGATCGAATCCTGGGGCAAGTCTGTCGGCTGCACCAGGGTGACTTTGGCAGGCCGAAGAGGCTGGTCAAAGACATTTTTGAAAGACGAAGGTTACAGTCCACAATGGTCTGTAATGGCAAAGGAACTTTAGGGGATAAATATGGCATCAACAGCACTCGATTGGGCATTGGCCAATGGCATGAGCCAGGCTGAATTTGACAAAAGAATTTTCAACACTGTCCGAGACGCAAAAGCTGCTGGGACCAGCAATGCACTTCTGCGCATTGAGATGGATCGACTTGGCATCAGTGCAGAAGATGTGGCACGGGCCACTGGTGTTTCGGCTCAAAGTGTTAGAGATGCATACAATGTTGCAGTCCCAACGACTGAGGCTGAACTGATTGCCAATGCTGCGGCTGATGCAGAGCTTGCAGCTCGCGCAGGGCGAGACACAACTGCAACTAATTTTTTCAAAAGCCAAAGAAATTTAGATGCTGCAACATCAGCCGGTTTGCTGACAGACGCACAAAGAGCTGCGGCTGCACAAGCCCAAGCGCTTTTGGTGGCCAGACAAAACGAAGCGGCTTTGGCATTGCAGCAAAACAATGCGGCATATGCCGAGCAGCAGCGCTTGAATAATTTGGCATATGCAGAGCAGCAGCGTTTGAATGAGATTAAAAATCAAGAGCAGATTGCTACTAACCAAAAGGCTTATGAGGCTTATCTGGCCAATCAAGCCAAGTTGGCAGCACAGCAAGCTGGAACAACCACGACAACGCCTGGTCTACTTACGCCAACTACACCAACTGGTGCGACCAGTGTGACTGGCACGACACCATTTGCAAATGCCACCCAAGGCTTTGAGCAGAACTTTAGAAATTACACATCCATCCCAATTGGCGCTCAGTACAACCCCAATGTTGTTGGTGGCACTGGCTCACCATATGCCCAAGTCATGGGCCAGATGCGACCAGTTGGCAATCCATACGCCAATGTGGTGGCAGGCCAAGCAATGGGTGGCTATAACCCTGCTTTGTATGACCAGATCGCTGCGGCCAATGCGGCCAATGCGGCTAATACAGCGGCAGCAACAACAGCGGCAGCAGCAGCACAACAATTGGATTCAAGCAGCACTGGTGGAATGGCCAAAGGCGGCTATGTCCATGGCGGTCTGATGTTTGGTCCCAATCCACCTGGTCCAGATGATGGCGCTGTCAACCTTGATATGGGTGAGTATGTGATCAAGAAGTCTTCAGTCGATAAGTATGGCCGTGGACTTTTGGACATGATCAACGAAGGCAAAGTGCCTGCCAAGAAAATGAAATCTTTACTCGGATAAGGTGGCAATATGTCAAAAGGTGGAACAACAACGTCAACAAGCTCCATTGATCCACAGATCAAAGAAGCATTCTTGGCCAACTTTCAGCAGGCCCAAGGGGTCGCTGGTGCTTTGCCGACTCAGCAGTTTGCTGGCTACAACCCAATGTACCAGGCAGGCGAGGAAGCTCTAGTCAACACCGGCCTTGCTGGCCCAGGTATTAGTGGCACAGACTTGGCAGCCCAGATGGCAGCTTATGGCGGCATTTATCAGCCTGGTCAGATCACAGCGCAGCAGACTAATTTGAGCATGGGTCAAGGTCCAGGCTCAATTGGCTCTTACATGAACCCATATACATCAGCTGTGCGCACCAACGCATTAGCTGACTTGGAATCTGCAAGACGATCTGCCATCCAGCAAACTGGTGAACGCGCCACACAAGCCCGTGCATTTGGTGGATCACGCCAAGGTGTGGCCGAGGCTCTGACAAACCAAGGGTTTGCCAAGCAGGCTGCCACACTTGGGACAACTTTAAACGAGCAGGCATTTAACCAGGCGATGGCCATGCAGCAGGCCGACATTGGCCGCAGATCAGCAGCCGACATTGCCAATCAGCAAGCAGGCTTGCAAGGTGCGCAATTAAGGCTAGGCGGTGCAAGCCAGCTAGGTAATTTGGCTGCACAACAACAAGCATTGCGTCTTGGTGGCGCTCAAGCAGTCATGGCTGCTGGCGGTGCGCGTCAGGCTTTGGACCAGCAACAAATGGATGCGATTCGCAACATTGGCCTCCAGCGTCTGGGTGTGGTCCAGTCAAGTCTTGGTGCGCAGCCTGCTAATCTTGGCATGGTGGCCACGACTCCATACACAAGAAATGTGGGTGCGGGTATTCTTGGTGGTGCTGCGGCTGGGGCGCAAATAGGAGGCCCTTATGGCGCAATTGCTGGTGGAATTCTTGGCGCACTTGGTTAAGGGGTAAAAAATGGCTGATTTTGATTTTGCAAATTTAGGCAATTTATTTGGTGGTGGCGGTCTTGGTGGCACTCCATCAGGACTTGATGCATTGTTGACAGAAGACCAACGCAAACTGCTTGGCCGTAATGCGACACTTTCAGCGGCTGCTGCACTATTGCAGGCCAGTGGCCGAAGCACAACGCCAATCAGTTTGGGCCAAGCACTTGGATCGGCTTTGCAGGCTGGCCAGCAAGGTTATCAGCAAGCTAGAGCTGGCTCATTGCAAGATTTGCTTTTTGGAGAAAAGCTAAAGGAGTCGCAGGCAGAACGTGCGCGTGATGCAGATTATTTTTCAATGCTAAAGGCAGCAGGCCAACCAGCACAACCAATGCCAGCAGGCGGTCAAATGCCTATGCCCCCAGCGGCCATTGATGGTGCTGGTGTGCAAGTGTTTGCACCAGATGCGGCTAGAGCAGCTGCACCAGCGCCTGCACCAAACATCTTTGCCAACTTAACACCAGAGCAACGCACACTGCTGGCCGGTATGCCTCGCAAAGAGGGTGCAAAGTTTTTGCTTGAAACTACAAAGCCAGAGGCCACTCCAGAGAATATCAAGACTTTAAGAGCATTGGGTCTGCCCGTGACACTAGAAGGCTTACGTCAACTGGACAAGCCAGAGCCATCACCAGTCGAGTCGCGTTTGCTTAAAGAGGCCGGAATGCCTGTCACCTTAGAAAATATTATGCAACTAAGGCGCTCTGGTGCAACCAATGTCAATGTCAAAGTCCCAGTGGACATGACTAGTGGTCAAAAAGGTTTTGAAAATGAGATGAGTCTTGGCAAGGCATTTAAAGCAGAGCCAATCTATAAAGATTACAGCGATATGCAGTCTGCATTTGGTCAGGTGGTTTCATCATTGAGCGCAGGCACACCAATTGGTGATGTGGCTGGTGCTACCAAGATTATGAAATTGCTAGACCCTGGCTCTGTGGTGCGTGAGTCTGAATTGGCAATTGCCATGGCCGCTTCTGGCCGTATGGATCGATTGA